CTATGTATTCTTATAAACTCTCCTATTGTGTTTTTAGGAGTTTTGCCAGATGACGTAAGGTCTGAATTGAAATACGTTTCATCAAAGGCTACTACACTTGTTTCATTAAATACGGGGAATCCAGTTGCACCAGTTAGAGTCCATTTCTTTACGCCGCTAGGGTTATCAAAATCTTCATAACTCCCATCATCGTTTGCAACTTGCACTAACCTTGCTGTTTCTGATGCCCCAGCAGTGGTTACAGTTCCATCTAAATTTAAAGTAACACTATTAGTTCTTTGAAGAGTCCATTGATTTGTGCTACTGTTTTTGGTAACAATTATAGGACTTAAATTAGTATTTTCTTTTGACTTAACGTACACGGGGGCATCTATCTCAACTGCACTAGTTCCAGCATTAAGACCAAGAAGGTAATAAGCCCCGTTGTATACAGTATTTGGATTGGAGTCACTAAGACCACTTAAAGTAAAACTATTTACATTCCTTTCTTCATTAGAAACAACGTACCTATCCCATATAGGACTTGTGTTGTACGCTTTACTTAATCTACGATTTATCAATCGGGATATATCCCCTTGTTCTTGGGGTGTAAAAGAACTTACACCAGCAAGCGATCTTATTAATTTGAATAAATCTCCGTAAGGTTTAGTTTGCATTATATTTTATTAGGGGATAAGTCGCTGAACTTCTTGTTGTAGTACTTGATAAATTCTTTGGAATGGACTTGGTCGTGTCCGTACTTGTTAGTTAATCTAAAGAAGTCTCTAGCGGGCATAGTAGCTACGCATCTTCCTAGTACGGGGTGAACCTTTCCTTTCTCTTTGGCTGCGTCCTTTTTTGCTTGAGCGTAACGCAAGTGCTCAGTTTCTCTTTCCAATTTGAAACCACTCTTGATTTCATTCATAAATGCTTGATCGATTTCACCATCTGTGAAACTGCGTGGTAAGTTAGTAATTATATCCATAGTAGTTTTAAGTTGAAAAAAGAGGGCGGGGGCATTGTGCCCCCTACCCAAATTTTTAATTAAGCGTTAACACGTTTGATGCTAAGTAAAACTTTCATTTTACCGCTTGTGCTTACGTCCAATGCAGATGCAGATTTGATGAAAACATTTCCATCAGCAGCAGCAACGATACGAACATTGCTCGCATCCCCGCCATCATCAAGTGCAGAACCAGTATTCACTTTAGTTTGTGTGGTATTTGCATTTGAATTAGCTACGAATCCTTCGTCAACAGCAGTTCCAGCAGCTGGATTGACATCTCCGTCATATCCTACGCTTACGTTAGAACTTACGCTGAATGCTTCAGAGATTACTAAAGCAGCTCCATCGATAACGTCACCAGCTTTAACTCCTACATTAACTAATGTAGTAGTGTTGCCAGCAGCGGTTGTGAAGTCACCCGGTGTAAGGATGATTTCGTCAGTATATCCGGTCATACCGGCTTCGTTTACAGTTAATCTAGCCATAATGTTTTACCTCCTTCTTATACTGGGTCTGTTATTTTACCGTGTGCTTGTGGGTGATATACTCCAAGTGTTAGAGAGCAATCAACGTAACCACGCTCACCACCACCCATATTAGGTAGGCGAGTTGAGCCCAATGGAATTAACTCGTGAATACCAGCATATTCTGGGTTCAACAAGTATCCAGTACGATCTACTGGGTTTGTAGTAGGCATACAATCTGGGTTAGCGTTTACGATAGAAACGATACCGTGATCTGATTGGTATAACTCAACAGATAGTTTGATTTCAGCACTGTTACCGTCGTAGTTCACTGAACGAACGCCTTGGTTAGAAGCACTATTGCTAGGTCCTAAGCGAGCGAAGTCAGAGATTGTTTGACGTAAGCTAGTGTCCGCAACAAGCATAAGTTGGTCAGTTGTTCCAGTTTCACGATAGATTGAAGTAATAATATCGTTGAAACCAGCTTCTGTGATAGCTGTACCACCTTCGTTTTTGATTGAAGCAGCTGGAGTTTTGAAAGCATCTGGAATGTCTGAAGATGCACCAGCACCACCAGTATTTGCAGAGGACTCAATCCATTTGCCTAATCCACGAAGACCGTATGCTTGACCAGCACCGTTTTCAACTGAGCGATCGTTAGTTGAGCAAATAGTTGCTTCGATGTCTCGTTTGATTTCACGGATTGCTTTAGCTTCAGCTTGAGCGATCTTAGCTGGACCTACGGAATCAACAGCCTCTTGGAGGTCGGATACCATATAGTCACGGCGGAATTTTTGTACGTAGTTACCTAAACGTGCACGTCCAGAGAATTTATCTGTGAATGCACTTACATCAGCACCTTCGGCAACACCGGTTGTAACTGGATCAGCTAGGCTGTCTACAGTCCACTCAACGAAAGTTGAGCTAGCACGCTGTTTGCTTAATGATGAAAGAACTGGAGTTTCTTCGGGAGCAAGAATTGACAAAACATCAGTCAAGTCTTCTCTGTTAGAAACACCACTTCCGGGATTGGTTGTGTCGAATGTATTTGAGAATGACATTGTATTTTAATTAGAATTTATTTTTAATTTGTTGGGTTCTGAGAGTAATGAAATCACCCTTAGTGCCGGATTGCTTAAATCGTTGGTTAAGGTCTTTAAGTGCCTTAACTGACTTTCCAACAGTTTTCTCTGACATTGATGCCGATGTTATACCCGTTTGTGGAGGGTTTAACTTCGTGTTCTTCGGAGTTTCTTGAATAGTTTTCCTTCCGTAGATACTATTAGCTGCGTGTGCCATTAGGTAATTCAGCTGTGCTGCTACCTCTGGGTCTGCGGTTTCTCTTAGTTTCTCGAATCTTGGATCTCCAACCATAGCCTCGTAATTCTTACGAACATCGTTATCTTCTCCTTGTAACCATTGTAATTCGTTCTGAGCTTGTTCATCAAAAGCACTCTTGAGTTCCTTTGATTGTTCAACTCTTTGAACTTCTCGTAACTGTGCTGGTAAGAACTTATCACGAGCTTTACGTGCATTCAATAAACTTTTACGCACATCGGCCTTAGTTAAGCTCTTTCCTTCTACCTCTGTTACGACATCATTTGGTCCGTATCCGTCTGCATTGAATAATGTTTCCTCTGCCCACTCTATAACATCTGTTATTTCTTTAGCCTTATCTTGTAATCCCTCCAACGAATCAATAGATGCGTAAGGGTTTTCGGCTACTGTTTGAGTCTCTAATGGATTCTGTTTATTCAACTCAGCTTGTATTTCTTCGAGCTTTTTTTCTGCTGCTTTACGCTTTGCAGTAAGTTCCCCATATCGGGCAACCGCTCTACTACCAAGTTTTTCGGATAACTCCTTGAGTTCATCCTCGGACATCTCGTCTAGATCTAACTGTGAAAGAACATCTGTAGAACCTTGCGATTCTTCAGTTTGTTCAGCAACTTCTGTTTCTTCGACAGTTTCCTCATTACTCTCAGTAACTGGGACTTCATCGGCTACTTCTTCTGTTGCTTCAACTTGTGGAGCTACTTCTTCCTTAGGAGTAAGTTGCCCCAAGCGTCTTTGAGCGAACTCTGACACTGACATATTTGACTGTACCGCTGTTGTTTCTGTTGTGGGTTCAGCGTTTCCCACTGTGATTTCTTCTGACATAATGTTTTGCACTCCTTAACGCCGAGCGATGGCGATGAAAGTATTATAACTTATTGTGCAAGCCTATCTTTGAATCGTACTTGTAGGTTTTTCCAATCGCACATTTGTAGTATCTGATCGTATGTCAGAATACGCCCAGATATTTGTTGCATCTGTTCTGTACTAGCTTGATGAAGCTCTTCAATAGTCTCTTCACGCAAGTCCTCGATTACTGATAAAAAACGAGCGAAGTGCTCGTGGTTACTTAATGCTTTTAAATCACTTTCTAAGCTCATTTAATAATTTTGTTAAATTACTTGGGTCTTTCATTATTCCAACCATACGAGGACCTCTTGTCTTTACTTGACTGTACCAGTTGGAATCTTTCATTTCGGCAGCTGCTTTTTTATAGTCATCGTTTGCTAATGCTTTTCGCATATTAACAAATCCAGTTACTTTATTTCCTTCAGCATCTATACCACCTAGAAGTTTTAGTCTACCTAAGTTAAAAGCTAAATCCAATGTAGCTAATCTTACGTGGTGCGGTCTTTGTTCGAGCTTTGGATCAAAAACTTTAGCATCTTCGTAAGCGTTTCTCATACTAAATACATACAAATCTTTTATTTGTTTATCGTTTAACTCTACTCCTTTGTTTACAACATCATCGTAAGTAAGTCCGTATTTATCTTTCAAGTACTTTCTATTGACTGCACTTTCTAAGTTAAATCCTACTCCGATAGTCATATTACCTTTAGTATCTTTGTAAGCAGCTGGCTTATATCCTTCATTTAGTTTCACGACATCGTATAAATCAAATGCCATTTGTCTTGCTTGAGCACGTGTTTTAGCGTACTGACTTGTGGTCATATTATCCGCCATAGTATTATATTCCTTGAGTTTGAATATCTCCCATTTGGGCTGGTTGTGTTCCAACTCTTCCGATCTGAGCGTTTTGCATTTGTTGCATTTGGAATGTGTACTGCCCAGCGTACTTTTCAATTCTTGCTGCGAAGGCTTCATCTGTTTGAAGTCTTTCAGCAACATCTGGCTGAGAAGCATACTGCTGAATAACAGTAAGAGCAATTTGAGCACCGTTAGGACGTGCTGGCATTTCAATGCCGGAATAAATCTTCGATAAGTCATCTGTTACTTGGCGTACTACTTGTTCTTGAGCAACTTCAGTAGGCTGTAGTATCCTATCAGCGAGAACCGGATCAATGCTAGAAGCAGCAGCATCAAGCAAAGAGTTGATGTCAATACGACCGTTACGATCAAGTTGCGTAAGAGCAACCAACTGCTGTAGCTTCTGTTCTTGAGTCTGAGGATCTGAGTTGAGGACATCATAGTTAATCATTATATCAAAGTTCTCGTTCGGGTCTCCTTTACTGAACTGAATAGGATCGGGAGAACCAGTAACTCTGAAGAACACTGAGTCCGGTCCAAACCTTTGGAAGCACTTGTAGGCCATATTAAGAACTTCGGCTGAGTGCTGTAAAAACTTGTCCACTAAAAATTGTTTTCGTACTTGGCTGATTGCAGAGGTTTCATCCAAACCACATAGTCTGTCCGCTTGAGCCTCCATAGTCTTTTCTATTTCAATAGAACCGGTTGGAGCTGGTGGCGTAGGAGCAAAGTCCAAGTCCCCTTTACGTCTGTAAGGGATCATTCTTCCTGGTCCCCAATCTGTAGGAGCTTGTCCTACTGGGTGCAGAATCGGAGGTAGAGTAGCTAGACTGTTTCTATCAATGCGTGAATCCCTTTCTACCTTTACTTGATTTTGTATACCACGAAGAATGTCTGGAATAGTTTGAACGTCATAAAGGCGTTTACTATCTTCAGAAAGTTTGGTAACTACAATGGGATAATCTTCATATCCGTTCAGTAATTCAAATTTAGCGTATCCTCCATCGTACTCCTTGTGGAAAACTGTGCAGTAAATTCCTTCAGCACCATCCTCTTGGTCAATTAGTCTTTGGTATCCGTAAACGATTTCAATTAACTCCTCTGCTTCATAAGCGTTGTCAGTAAGAGATGTACTTCTACGACCCTCTTGTTCTCTTTCGATGGAATCAATATTGACACCTCTGTACTTATCTATCATTGTTTCCACAAAGTCAGCATCCCATCCATCAGTTACCACTTTGTTCTCTAGCTCTTGAGCAGTGTAGTAAGTCTTCCAAAAACAATACGGTGCACGCTGAGGATCGGTCACATACGGAGGGAACATAAAATCCCCATCGGGTGCAAGTGTCTTAACTTCGGGAGCATCTATTTGGCGGCGAACTATAGGTAATTCAGCTTCTCCTTTTTTGCGAAGATCTTTGATTGCTTTCTTAGCTCTTTTTGGAGTAACACCTGGAAAAGATGCTTCAAGTAAAGCTGCAAGCTCTCCATCGTTATCACCGTCTTGAATGACTTGGCCTATCTCTGGAGATACTTCGGCTATCTGACGAAGATCTAGTTTTTGTAAAAACTTTCTGTCCTCTCTGTGCCAACCTACGTAAGTAATTAACAACCCTCTCTCAAGAAGATAATTAG